TACAGAATACGTGAGAGAATAGTTAAAGGAATATTCCCAGTAAAGGTTGTTCATTGTGCATACTACATTAGTAATTCAGTATTAGACTTTATTCATTATTCGGATTCCACATCTAGATTTGAATATGTTATTTTTAGTGATTCTCTTCGAAAATATGGAATAACACAATTTATAGACAATCGTATGTTTTATGGAGTAATAGTTTTAATGTTTAAAAAACTGAATGAAGAAGAATTAATAGATTATTTAATTAAAACAAATTTTTTAGTATCAAAAAAGAATATTAAAGAATAATAAGTATTAATTAATACCCTGAACAATGGGAGGAGGACTTATACAGTTAGTTGCATATGGTGCTCAGGATATTTACCTTACTGGGCAACCACAAATAACATTTTTCAAGACTGTTTATCGTAGACACACAAATTTTGCTATAGAATCAATATTACTAATTCCAAATGATCCACCTACTCTCGATACTAGAATAGTAGTACCAATAACACGTAATGCAGATTTGCTTAAGAGACTATGGATACAAGTAGATGCATATCTTATTTATTCCAATAATGATAGTTCAGTTAATTTAACAACTATATCTAATGATTTCTGTCATTCCATATTTAAACAACTAGAACTTGAAATTGGTGGTCAAATAATAGATCGCATTTATAGTACATGGTTATCGATATGGAGAGATCTCACAGAAGATAATCCATATGGAGGAACGGGTGGTACAAAACCAAATGGTTCTAGAGATCTTACTCAATGTACAAGTGGATATAATCGAATGGCATATACAAATTCAGGAGTTGCACTTTCTGCAGGTACTACTTATGCATCTTTTAATAAAGCAGATACAGAATGTTATGTACCTTTACCTTTTTGGTTTTGTAGAAATGCAGGATTGGCACTACCACTTATAGCACTTCAGTATCATGATGTAAACTTGAACATAACACTATCAACTTTTACAAATTTCGCTACTTGTTTGGTACCACAGGTAGATAATAATAATACATTTAATATGTCACAGTCTATTAAATTCTATGGAGACTATGTGTACTTGGATTCCATTGAACGCCGTCAATTTGCAAATAATCCTCATGAATACCTTATTGAGCAATTGCAAAGAAAGACTTCACAAAACCAAAATAATATTAAATTAAATTTTTTAAATCCAGTAAAGGAACTTGTAATATGTGGTCAACCAAATAATCCATACCAGTTAAAAGACTACTCTGAATCTAATGTATCGACTACGGCGAATCCAGTAAATTACGTTGTTCCATTGGTAAATTATGGTTATATATATTCCAATACGGCAACTGTTTCGGCGATTACAGGTGATCCAGATGACGTAATATCGAATTTGAAGTATTTTAATAAACAATACATTTATGCAACAAAAGGTTGGGGATCACCTAGACCTATTGTAGTAAGTAGTAACAAGTATATGTACTCATTTGGCGATTACAATGATGAACTGAATGATAATATATCGAGAACAAATGTAAGAATGAAATTAGTAATTAACGGTAAGGATCAATTTACATCAAGAAATTTGAAATATTTCACACGCAAAACAGTTTGGGAATCTCATACAGGAATAGGGTCAGGTAATTGGGGAAATATTGCAGTTATACCATTTTCACTTCGCCCAGAGGATTATCAACCATCTGGAGCAGTTAATTTCAGCGTTCTTTCCGATGTTAGATTAATTTTTGAAAATTTTGATTCTAGTATAAATGAACAATTAAATCCCCTGGAGATATATGCCATTAACTACAATATACTTAGAATAGCAGGAGGTATGGGTGGTGTTGCATATTCTCAGTAGTATTATTAGTATTATTATTATTCTCAGTATTAGTCTATGAATAATTAATTAATTAATAATAGATATAAAAAAGAATATTATGTATTACTAATACTATTTAATTATTCTAGAATATGGGAGGTGCTATTATTCAATTGGTAGCATATGGAGCACAAAATATTTATCTTACAGGTGATCCACAAATAACATTTTATAAATCAGTTTACAAAAGATATACAAATTTCTCAATGGAATCTATTCAACAAGATATTATAGGTAATTTATCACCAGGTAATTTTGTATCTGTTATACTTGCTAGAAATGGAGATCTTCTAAAGGATATTTATTTGCAGTACAAACCTTCTGCCATATATAAAGGTGGTTATATTTTTTACACCGATGGAAAAGTTCCATCAAATTTAGGAAATACCATATTCAAACAAATTGAAATAGAAATTGGCGGTAACTTGATTGATAGACAATACGGAGTGTGGTTAACAATATGGTCAAAATTAAGTATACAATCATTTATAGCACCTTCTCCATCTACAGATAATTTCCTGGTTTACGACTTTCCAACAGGTGCTGAACCTACGGTTTGTAACACATATGATAGAATGAGTTATAATCATAATCAATTAACTACTTACTTAGATTATCAATTTCTAACTGCATGTTTATATACAAATCCCGATCCCGATAAATTTAAAGGGATGTTAGCATATCTTGTTAATAGTCCAACAACAATTCCAACAGTTGGTACTTTTGACTTAGAAATATCCAACATAAATGAATTGATTACCTTTGATAATAACCCTTTAAATGTGATTTATCTATTCTATGATAACAAGATACCTGCAACAAGTGCGACAGAGAATTACTTTTTACAATTTGCAACATTGACTACTGCATCGGGTGTTACTACATTTAATAATTGTGTTCCTTATAGTCCAAGTACCTATCCTGGTTCCGCTGTTCCAATAGATAGTACACATTATAAAGTATCGAACGTTTTCGAAATTTACACAGGTGCTATAAACCCGGCAGATCTTTCTCCTCCTGCAACAACCAATATAATTCCAAATGATACTACTTCTTTATTCAATATTAGAGTAAACAATCCAAATAATATTTTATTTAATGGTAGTAAAGGATCACTGACAATATATTCCGCTGGTAATTATTATGATATATATTATGGAAATCCCTACGGAAAAAGCAAGTATTATTCTCCAGAAGGGTATTTAGTTATTTATAAATGTACCGTGCTAAATCCACCATTAATCCAGGTGACTCTCACAGGTGCTGATTTAGTAGTACCTACAGGTACCGCTTATGCTGAAGGTGAAAATAATTTAATAGATACTCCTTATTTAATAAACTTACTTCCAACAAGTGGTCAACTTTCCGCATGCGTTAATAGTCCGGTTGATCTATATTCATATTTATCTATAAACGGACCTTTACCTGTCCAACAACCTCTTGAAGTAGTAACCGTTGATGGTGTTAAATACGTATTAGTTTCATTATATTATCTTAATACAGCATATTATGATCCAACAACACAGTTATATTATTATATAATAATCAATGGTTTTATTGTAAATGGTTATCCAAGTGTTCCTACACCCGTACCAAATGGTACAGTATCTGATCATGGTTGGGTTGCAAGCACAGTTGATGAAGCACCAACAGAAGCATATATTCCTTTACAATTTTGGTTCTGTAGAAATCCAGGTCTTGCACTTCCATTGATTGCTTTGCAGTACCATGAAGTAAAACTTAATTTATTACTTGCAACATGGCAAGAGTTACATGCGTTTCAGTATTCCGATGTAGATTTATCTAGCATCAAGGTGTATGCAGATTACATATATTTAGATACAACTGAAAGACGCCAATTTGCACAAAATGCTCATGAGTATCTTATCGATCAATTACAGTTTGATACATTTAATAATAGTTTTGCAAGTAACATATCAGGTGGTCAGTTACAAGTAAATTTAAACTTTAGTAACTGTGTAAAGGAACTTGTTTTCTGTGGAACACCAGTACCATATGGTATCGATAGTCAAGGTATAGGAACTCCGAATAAGATTTTAAATACAACAGCAGAAACAAGCAATGTACAAGTACAATTGAAATTTAACCAGGGTAATCGTTTCAGTAATAGAAATATAAAGTATTTCACACGTAATCAGATATGGGATTGTCACACTGGTTCTGGATCGTCAAATGCTTTATATGGACAGGTTGGAACTGATAGTATAGGAATATACTCATTTGCACTTAAACCAGGTGGTTATCAACCAAGTGGTACTTGTAACTTTTCGAGAATTTCCAAACCTCAGTTGGTATTTTCTAATTTCGATAGTGCCAATGGAGAACAACTCAATTCTTTGAATATTTATGCAGTTAATTACAATATTCTCAGAATAATGTCTGGTATGGGAAATGTAGCATATGCATATTAGTATTATTCTGGGACCCACGGAGTGCTTCGGGTATTATTAGTATTATCTATAATTAACTGTGATAGGATAAGGAACCGTATATAATATTCTTCCAGTATCTATATATTTTTCTAGAATTCTATGAAATATTCTACCTAACATTTCATTCCATTCTATCGGGTATTCACTACTTTCATTTATAGCGACATCTGGGTTTATTTTCATTTGTTTTAACAAGGGTAGTTTCTTATCAAGAAGACTGCTCATTTCAGAAAACCATTCATTGGTAAATTCTGTGTTGCTGCGCACAATATATGCACCATTTCCTATTAATTTTGTGTACAAGTGAGTTACTGGACCATAAGCAACGTCGTCTGGGTGTTTTTCAGAATAACCATTAATATATGCATTGGGGTGTTTTCTCATATCATCAAATGCATATATCCACGACATCGGTGCACCTTTAATATCACTATAACCTCCTCCATGAAAATGCATGAAATAGGTTCTTAAATAATCTGCTCTATGTGTATAATGTAGGTATTTATATGCTTCATGTAAAGGGTGATTTTTTAATATATATTTATGTAAATTATTAGTATCAACTAACAAAACATTGCATTTAGAATTTTCTTTTAAATCATTTAATGCTTTTTTTCTATTGTCTGACATTTCATTATTTCCTGTCCAAAAACAATAAATAATATTATCATTAATTGAATCAAGGTGTTCATTAGATAATTTATTAATTAATCTTAGTATAATTAGTATTATTAGTATTATTAGTATTATTAGTATTATTAGTAATACTAATAATATCCTTCTTTTCATGTTAGTATTAATTAATACTAATATTAATTATTTAATAATAATATTAAAGAATTAATAATATTAGTATTAATTAATAAATAATACCGTAGTAAATGAGTTCATCGGCAATTGTACAACTTGTTGCAACGGGTGCTCAGGATATATATCTAACAGGTTCTCCACAGATGACATTTTGGAAATCTATATATAAAAGACATACCAATACAGCAACTGAAAGTATTCAAATACCAATTGCAGGAACAGTTAGACCAGGTGCAAAAGTCAGTGTAACTATACCTAAAACAGGTGATCTACTAAAAAGATTGTGGATACATTACAATCCAAGTGAATTAATACCGTCACAAGGTATAAATCCAATCAATAATCAACAAAGTGCAACAAACGTACTTTATATTTGTTCCGATCTTGGACATGCTCTATTTGAAAAATTTGAAATTGAAATAGGAGGTCAAATAATCGACACACAATACGGAAAATGGTTATCGATATGGAGAGACCTTAATGAAAATAATCCATATGGATCTGCGAGAGCAATATCTGGACTATATCCACAGTATACACCCAGTATTAATTATCAAAATAATTATGAATTTGGTAACATGTACTATTTAACAACTCAGGGTGAAGAACCTTGTTTTAATTATGTTTACACTTCTGAAATTGCAGCACCAAATAATTTACAAAATATTCTTTTTACAAATAATAATGGTGCAAGTAATGGAAGTAATATGATATCAAGACCTCCTACAACTACACCTGTGTTACCTCTTTCAGGTGCACAGGAAAACCAAAAATCAAGAAACGATTTTGCAACGTTATATGATACAATGGCATATACCCACGTAGGAACACAAAATATCAATCAGATTCAAGCAGGTGGTGTTGATATACTCGGTTTATGCTTAAATACGTCAAATGCACCATCTGAAGCATATTTTCCCTTACAATTTTGGTTCTGTAAACATCCAGGTCTTGCACTTCCACTCATTGCTTTGCAGTACCATGAAGTTAAGTTGAATATTACATTTGCAGAAACCGATAAATGGGTAAAACCTTTTCCAGGTACAAGTGTAATAACAAATATATCAAGTGTTAAAGTTTTTGCAGAATACGTTTACTTGGATTCCATGGAACGTAAAAGTTTTGCACAAAATGCCCATGAATATCTAATTGACCAGGTACAATTACAAACAATCAACAAGAATACAACAACAAGTAATACTGCCTCATTCGATTTAAATTTTAATCACCCAGTAAAAGAATTAATAATTACAGGTAATCCTGAATACTTTGTCGCGACTAATACCTACGATCCATCATACGGTGAATCATTTAATCCCGATGAAACTTATAATCTAGGAAGAACTCTTGGTGGTGCATCTCCTGCTCCATTAATAATAAATAATTCCACTGTTACATATACAGGAGGACTCACACAAGTATGGGATCCAAATAATTTTTTGAATACTATTGCAAAAACCAATACAAGAATGTCTCTGTCTTTTAACGGTATGGAACGTTTCAGTCCCAGAAATTTGAAATATTTTACACGTCAACAATTATACGAACATCACCCTAAAAGTGGTGGTGGTCATTTTTTTACCGATGATATTGCGGTTTATTCATTTGCTATTAGTCCAGATGATAACCAACCATCTGGTACTTGTAACTTTTCAAGAATTGACCGCGCAACTATTAATTTTAGTAACCTCAACACCGTTCCCGATACTGGAATAATAAACTTTATAACTTATACTTACCAAGAAATTTTACAACCGATGGATGTTTATGCAATCAATCACAACGTACTCCGAATAATGTCCGGTATGGGTGGATTGGCATATTCTAATTAATTCATTAATAAAAATACTATTATTAATTATTAATGGCAAAAATTAAACTAATTATAGTATTATTATTTGTTTTAATAGTATTATTATTATTATTATTATTTGTTTATTCTAAAAGAACAGAAAAATTGGAAAATACTGAAGAAAAATATGATTTAAATAATTTTGATAGAGACTTTGATAATTTGAAAAATGTATTAATAGATGTACAAAATCCATATTTACAAGATAATAGTACTATTAAATGGGCATTGCCGGACAAAACGAATATTCTCTTTAATTTAAATTGGCCAAATACTTTTGATTTTGATTTCGATATTAAAAAAGATATTATAGAGCACGCATTAAAATTACCTTTAAATTATGGAATAATAGACTGTGGTGCACATATAGGAGATGGATCCATACCTATAGCACATGCTTTAATTAAAAAAGGAAGACCGGACTTAATAGTTTACGCAATTGATCCCAGTATGTATAAATGTAAGATTATAGAATATTTTGCAAGTATTAATAACCTTACAAATATAAAAGTAATAAATTGTGGTTTATCTAACGAGAACACGGAATATACAGATATATGGATAGGGGATCACAATTCAGGAGCTACTAAATGGAAATCCCTTGAACAGAATAAAGGTGTTGTAAATACGGAAAGTCAAAAATTTGATACTCTCGATCATTTAGTACAATCGGGCGTTATAAAAAATAATTTAGGAGTCATTCATCTTGACGTAGAAGGTATGGAAGAAAAAGCGTTGGAGGGTGGTGAGAACACTATAAATAAATTTAAACCATACTTAAGTTTAGAAAACCACAATCCCGATACAAATCTTTTTCTAAAGTATTTACCCACTGGTTATAAATATATGTATAATAAAAATGGTAATAATATTTTAATATTTAATTAACCCATTTTTAGAAAAAATGTACGAATGTCTTTATTACCTTCTTGTTTGCGTTTTGCCTCTCCGATGCTAATCTTTTCACGTTGTTTTGCTTCCAACAACGACTTTCTGTTAAATAATTCATTACACTTCAATTCACCCAAAAGAATATCAAATATCGTTTTGAGTGGATTTCTTAATTGATGCTCTAGGTAATACAATGAATCAATGGGTATTCCATGTTCTATTACATACCCTGGATCTTCTGTCTTCTTCCATGAAAGTGCTTTTGGGTCACCAATGTCTATATACACAAACGGAACACGGTCACCTGGTTTTGGTGCACTGTTGGGATCTCGTTCGCGCATTTTTTCAACTAGAGCAACATGTGCCATTGTGGGACATTCGTAAGTAACTGTTGTTTCACCCGTCTTTATTCTCTTTCCGGTGTCTGGATCTTTTTCCATTTCATCCTTTATTCTCTTCCATTTGTAATCATCTGTTCCGCCGATACGTTCCTTGATGTACCCCTTGTAATCATTCTTAAGTGTTTTGGAGAGTATCAACTTCTTGACATCTACCTTTCCATTCAATAAATTGTCAATATGAATTTCTGCCTGTAAAACTCCCTCCGATAAATTATTTCCAAACATTATCGGATTGAGCACTGCATCGAGCGTTTCCTTCACATAGGGACAATTGTCTCTACGAACCAACTCCACACCTTTTGCCTCAATTTCTCCATTGTGTTTTTCCGGTTTGGTCCACTCTACATACATATAGCGCTTTTTTGCCACAAGAATAAGTGGAAACATAAACTTCTCAAATTCCAGTTCAATTGGTTTTTTGAAGGTTTTGGAAATCTCATGCGCTGCATGTTCTGCCGTCTTGAATAAAGTTGTCAAGGTACCATCTGAATCAACAGGTTCGGGAAATATCACATAACACGAGTCCGTGTTTTTAACTATCAATTGCCCCACACCTGCTTGGAATGTCCCATCTTCAGTTTCAAGGTCGTATACAAAGTCTTCAGTTTTTCCAAGATGTCTTATTTTTTTAATTTTATTTTCAGTTTTTCTCATTTTGGAAGACATTGTAAGTGTAAATACATTTAATTTATCGGAACGATCATTGATACTTACTTTAAATCCCAAATTTCTTCCCAAAAGATAGTAATGACTTGCCGAAAGTTTATTTTTTGTAGTTATTTTTATATTTTTTGTTACATCATTATAACATTTATATCCATCTGCCAAATAATAACCATAGAAAAACCATTTTTGATTTTCTATTTTCGAATTTAAGATATCATCGGTAATAATTTTACAACCATTTGCATAAAATATAGAATATAGTTCTACCATTTTTTTCAAATTACCTACAGGAACCAATTTATATACACCAGAACTTTTTATAGTATCAAGTATTTTAAAAGAAATATCTTGGTATTCTGAATATATTATGTCTAACCATTCTACAAAAGTCTGTAAGATATGTAGATTTGCATTATTTAATGCCCATGAATATTTTGTTCCAGAATCATACTTATATTTTCCACAACTTCCATCACCCACAAAAAAACCTTGAATAAATACCAATCGGTATTCACAAGGAACTAATTCCAAATTTTTAAAAATATCAGTAATATCTTTCAACTTTAAAGAAGTATCGTTATTAACTGGAAAACTATGAAAAAGACTGACTCCATCAGTTAATTCAGTTGGTTTTATCTGTTCAAGATCCGTAGTAAGTAGAGAATGATCCTCAGTTACATCTACTAATCCTGTATGTGTTAAAATACGATATATATTCTTCTCACAGTAGTGTCTAATTGTTCTTTTAAGTGGAGACCAACCTGATGCAGTCCATACTTCGATTGGTTGCGTGGGTATAGATTGTTCCTTATTTGTAAGTCCGGGTTGGTCACTTTTAAATTGTGGATACTCCTTGTTGGGAAACGTTTTAAAAAGGGTTTGAATTTCGATAGTACTAATTACTCCATTTTCACGTACTAATACAGGTGTATCACCGGTAACAGAATCACCGTACACTACTTGACAGTTGAATTTAGTAACTGCGAGGTTACTTGTTTGTTCGATCATTTGTCTTCCGCACCCCGTAACTGATTGACTAATTTCCAAACACGGCAAGGCACCCACTACGGCACCTGTAAATCCGTAAATACTGTTCATGGATACTTTGATTGCCAATTGTTTCGCATTGAGCACCGTTTTGGTAAATGGATCGGTACTTGCATTCATCTCCTTCTTGGTAACCTTGCGGTTCTTCCACAGGGACTCCAGAATGCCCGATAACACACCTGGTTGGTTCTGGACGAATGAAAATGTGTGTACTCCGCAATCTATATGAGAGTACTCCACACCAGGTAGTACTTTGTACTTATCGTCCAACACCACGGTTGAATAACACATATTGTGTGCAATCATTATACTTGGATACAGACTTGCAAAATCCAAACCTGCAACTGGTTTCTGGTAATAACCCACTTTGGCACTAAGTACAGTAGCACCCTGAAATTTTGATTCTTTGGATTCTCTTTCTAAGACAGGTATCAAGTATCCCTTCTTGCGTGTCTCGTAGGCAATTTGACTGAACACCTTTATGGACTGTCCACGAGTGATTAGGTACTCCACCGGTACTCTTGTAACCTTTGCCATCTCTATATGATTGGGAAGTACCGCGAACTTTTCGAATAATAGTAAACACAAATTAGTATCTTGTACACAATACTTTCCTACTCTGGTTCTCTTCTCACGAGTGCCTTTGTCTTTGGACCATGCTTCAAAGATTTCTTTGGGTGTGACATCGTCCTTTCCCTGTCCTAGGAAATGTTCACCCACACTGTTCAACTTGTAGGATTCCAACTTAAAGTCCTTTTTGATAACTTGCAATAGATCGATATGAAGTCTTCCAATTATTCTGGTCATTTTCCAATCGTTAAAACCAGATTGTTGGTTATTGAGAACCTTCTTTTCAATAGTAGTTCGGTAACTACTCAACTTCGACTGGTAATTAAAAGTTGTTTCAATGTCAAGAACCTTA